GTCGCTTCCGCAGCGCCTCGCCTATGCGCGCGAGCAGTCCGCCAAGAGGGCGTCATGAGCGTCTTCACCATTTCGTTCAACGACCCGGCCTTCGACAAGAAGTCGTCGGAAGTCGCCTACATCGCCAAGACTCTCGACCTCGTCAAGAACGAACTGGTCCGCGCCGGCGGCGCTGTCACGTCGGGGACCATCCTTGGCGTGAACCATCTTGGCGTCGCCAACACGAGTCTCGGCTCGTGGACCTACACGCCCAGCGCATCCAAGCCCTAAAGGGGAGAATCCTAAGTCATGGCCGTCTCGAATCTCCTCACGCTGACCGAATACGCCAAGGGCATGGCTCCCGAGGACGTCCGCCGTCCCGTAATCGAAATGTTCACGCAATATTCGGACGTCTTCGAGGTCATGCCCTTCGAGGGCTTGAAGGGCTCGAAGTATGTCGGCTATCGCGAGGCCGCGCTGCCGCAGCCTGTGTTCCGCGCGATCAACGAAGCGTCCTCGTCCGGCCACGGCACGATTTCGCCGTTCGACGAAGCGACCTACATCATCGACCACGACATTGACGTCGATCGCGCGATCCAGGATCGTTTCGGCCCCGAGCGCCGCAACTATGAGGAGCGCATGGGCATCACCGCCTTCGCGCGTCTCTGGATCGACACGTTCGTCAAGGGCGACCAGTCGGTCAATCCGCGCGTCTTCAACGGCATTCAGGTCCGCGCGCAGCGGTTCGGCCGCCTCTACAACAACTCGACCGCCAACGGCGGCGCCGCGCTCTCGCTCGCCAACCTCGACCAGATGCTCAACAACCTGTCGCATAAGAGCGGCACGAGCTTTCTGTTCGTCCCCTTCGTCTCGCTGCCGCTGTGGATTCAGGCCGCTCGCACCACGACCCTGACCGGCTTCGTCATGCAGACCTGGGACGAAACCGGCATGCCGAAACTATCCTATGCCGGCCACCGCCTGTTGTTCGGCTATCCGAAGGACGACCAACAGCCGGTGCTCCAGTTCAACGAAGTCCCCAACGGGACCGGAACCGCGGCGAGCGCGTCGCTCTACGGGCTGACGCTCGGCGAGGGCATGCTGCGCGGCATCTACGTGCGCAACCTGACCCCGGAAGACGTCGGGCTTCTCCAGGACCGCAAGACCTACCGGACCCATATCTCCTGGGACGTCGGCTTGGTCGACGAGTTCAAATACTGCCTGACGCGCCTGACGTCGTGGACCAACGCGCCGATCGTCGCCTAATCGACTGACCCAAAGGAGGCCCTGATGGGCGACCGGACTTATGTATATGACGCCAGCAATGGCTTGAGCGACGGCGCTGCGGCCATCACGGCGTCCGGCTACGCGCAGTTCGCTGGCGCAGACGGCGTCATCGATCTTGGCGGCAACCAGAGCGCGACGGTCACGCTCCCGTCGATCGCCAATACGGCCACGCTTTATCCGCAGCGCGCCCGCATCGACGCCGTGATCCCGATCTGGCTCACGGCGATCAAGACCTCGTCTTCGAATGAGGTCTACAAAATCATGGCGGTGCTCTCCAACGATCCGAACTTCGCCGCCTACAATATCTCGACGAATCCGTTGGGCGGTGTCGAGATCGGCGGTATGCTCGAGTTCGGCTACGGCGGCTCGAACGACGTCCCGAACGGGCTCACCACACCGGCCCCCGCGACGATCGGCGGCGACATGTACGAGTTGCTTCTCTGCACGCAGCAGAACAACATCCACTACCAGTACCTGAAACTGTACCTCGTGCTGAGTGGGACGACGCCCTCCATCACCTTCAAGGCGTTCCTCGCCCAACTGATGCAGATATAATCCAATGGCCGACATTCGCGTTTCCGAATACACCAAGATCAGCGGCGTCGAGCGTGGATCGCTCGTCGACGGCATGGCCGACCGCGAAGCGTCGATGGTCTATCTGTGGGACGCCGGCCCCACGGCCCCGACTCAGCCCAAGCGGCCGATCCCGCCGCGCGGCAAGGAAGGCGAGCCCGAGTACGATCTCGCCGTCATCGACTTCCGAGAGGCGCTGTCCGTCTATGAAGCCGAACTCAAGGCGTTCTCTGCGCGCAAAGCTGAGTACGCCCGCTGGGAAGCTCAAGTCGGCGGCGCCGAAGAAATCAAGATGTGGTCGGTCGACGCGCGCGACGCGCTTGACCGCGACAGCCTCGCCGTCAAGGAAAAGCGCCAGTCGAGCCGTCGTTACTTCATTTCGGCGCGCACTCGTGGCTTTGGCTCGCTCCCGAATGGCGGCCTTCCCGACAACATGAAGCCCGGCGCGCGGCACTTCGCCAACCTGGAACGTGAGCGCGATGGGGATTCCGATCTCGCCGCGGCCCGCCGCGCCGATCCCGTCTTTGGCGCTCAGGAGACCCGAGCATGAGACTCAAGCATCGAATTCTTGCCGCCCTCGCCGGGCTCGCGCTCATCGTCGGCCTTGCCGCGCCTGCCGCCGCCGGTCAGATGCTTTGCCGTCCGCAGGCCGCCGGCGTCGGCCCGCTTGCCGCCACGATCGGCGGAACGAGCTCTTCGGTCCCGTCCGGCACACTCTATGTCTTGAACGGCGACGGCTGCGCGATGATCGCGGGCGCCGACACCGGCTACTTCAAGTCCCAGGGCTGGTATCTCGGCGCGAACCTGTTCTCGGTCCCGTTCGGCCCGTTCACGGCGCAGTCGACCGCGACGAACTCGCCGCTGTTGCCGGCAGGTGCGTCCATCATCAGTATCCAAGTGACGGAGACGGCCGGTCAGATCGTTACCGGCGGCCTTGACGTCGGTGTCGCCGGATCGTCGGACGCCACGATCGCCTCGGCAGTCGCGGTCGGCGCCAGCGCCACGGTCGGCATTACGCCGCTGAGCGGCTACGTCATCGCGTCCACCGGCGTCCGCGTCTACTTCAACGCGCACACCAACTGGTCGGATGCGGCGTCGGTCAAAGGCACAATCTTCTACTCGCTGACCTCGCCCTACTGATTTTCTGACGACCAAGAAAGCGTGCGGCGCAAAGGGTTCCTCACCGGGGCCTTTTGCGCCGCTCTTGCGTCTGCGGTAGGGCATTGCAAGGCGCCTACGCTCGGATGACGCTATCTCATGCCCTACCAATGGCCGCTCGACGACGTCGGAATCATCAACAGCGCGCTCGCATTGACGGGCGACAATACCGTCTCGGAAGCCGATGACGGCTCCGACGAATGGAACGTCTGCTCGCCCGCCTATCAGCGCGGGCTTTCCTATGCGATGGAAAGCCATAGCTGGGGCTTCGCTACGCAGGTTGTGACACTCCAGCCGAGCCCGACACCGCCGCAAGACACGCAATGGGACACAGCCTATCCGATCCCGAGCGACTGCGTCCATATCATCTGGCTCAAGATCAATCAGGACAACTCGTCGGCCAATGGCGCGACGCTGACGCTTTACGACATCGCTGGGTCGCCGACAGGCCCCATGATCGTCGTCAATGCCCAGGGTGGCCCGCCCCCGCCCGCGCCGCCGCGTGTTCCGTCCGCGATCACGATCAAATACGTCTCGAACTCGGGCCCGCTGACCAACGCGGCCAACGGCACGCCGACGCTGATCCTCGCGCTTCAATCGTTCGTCATGTCGGGCATCTACCGCGGCCTGCATGAAGACACGGCCGAAGGCGACAAGATGTGGATGGCCGGCGAGCACATGTTGCAAATGGCGCGGACGCGCTACGACCAACAGAAGCCCAAGCGGCAGTTCTTCAATTCGCGCATGGCGGCAGCGCGCCGCGTGCGTCGTCCCTGGCCGCCGACCGGCAACGACAATTGGGGCGGCTCGAACACGCCGGGGTAAGGCATGGCAATCCCGAAGATTATCGGCGCCCAGCGGGATTTCTCGGCCGGCGAAATCGATGTAGCGCTGAAACGCTCCGACGAAAACCCGATCATGAAGACCGGCGCGCGACAGCTTTCGAACTTCCGCATTCTCAGCGGCGGCCAAGCGCAGAATCGGCCGGGCCGCCGCGCCCTATTCCTCGAGGCCGATCGCGTCGAAGAAATCCTCATGTCGCCGGGGAACGTCTTTTTTCTCGTATTCAGAAGCGGCTATCTCCGGGTTTACAACGCCGCCGGGACCAACGTCTTTTCCTCGGCGACGAAGGGCGACGGTACGACGGCGATCCCCTGGACGTCGGCCACGGTCAAGAACATCACCTTCGCCGTCGCCGCTGGCTCGCAACTCGCGATCTATATCGCCTACGGCGACGATGCGCCGCTCAACGTGCCTCAGATTCTGACGTGGGACGGGGTTTCGCAGACGTCGACGTGGACGCTGGCGACCTATGCCGAGACGATCACGCCGAGCGGCCAGAAGCGCACGGTCTTCAACCGACTGTCGCCGCAGAACGTCACCCTCTTACCGAGCGCAGTTTCCGGGGTCATCAATATCACGTTCTCCTCGAACGTCCTCGTCGCGGGGATGGTTGGGATACGGCTGACCTATTGCGGCCGGCAGATTGTCATCGCCAGTGTCACCGATGGGATGCACGGAACGGCGACAGTCATCGAACTGCTTCCCCCATCACAGGCGCTTTCATTTTCATCGAGCGCGGGCGGCTTCAACTTTGGGGACGTGGTAAAAGGGTCCGTGACGGGCGCGTCGGGGATTGTGACGTCGACGCCGGCGACGCAGCTCCTGACGGTCGGTTCCGTTACCGGAGGGTTTTACGTCGGCGACGCCGTTGTGGGCGCCACTTCGGGCGCGACAGGCATCGTCACGTCTGCGCATGCCGGCGTCATCGGCGTCCACCTTTCGACCGGCACGCAATTTGTTGCGGCAGAAAACATTTCAGGGCCATCGGGACATGGATATATTGCCGCCGTGTCTGGCATCGGTCTCGTTGTGCAAATCGTCCCCACGGCCGCGGGAATCGTCACAGTATTCGCCGGGACCGAAACTGTGGTGGGGCCATCAGGGTCTGGCGTTTTGACGTCAGCCACAATCGGGACTCCTCAGGCTATCTCGGTTTGGGACGACGAAGTG